TGTCGCCGCCCCAGTCGTGGTTATCCCAGATGTAGTTGATCGGGACCTTCGACAGCATCGGCGCCATGCTCGCCGAGCTCAGCGACGCCATGTACTGCGCGTACACCTGCGCCGCGGTGGTCCCGGCACCGAAGTCCTGGTAGTGCATGTCGCCCATGTGGATGAGCTGCAGCGCCCGGCCGGCCACGCCGGTCTTGTTCATGATCGCCGCGAACGTGGAGTCCGACGGGGTGTTGAACTGGCAGGAGCCGAACGCCACGCTGAAGTTGGCCGGCGTGCCCTCTTCGGGGAACGTCTTGAACTCCCCGCGGCCGCCGGCCAGCAGCGTGGTCCCGTCGGCCTCGACGCCGTAGTAATACTGGGTGCCCGGCGTCAGGCCGGTCACGGCCAGCTGCACCACCCCGTCGGCGTCCGGCGCCACCGCCGATGAGTACGTGGGGCTGGACAGCGTGTCGCTGGCGGACACCACCAGCCGCGCCGTGGCGGTGCTGGTCATGACGTAGGTCGCCTTGACCGCCGTGTCGGTGACGCCGCCGGTCCAGGGGCCGTAGCTGATCGCCGGGGTCGCCGCGACCGCCAGGTTCGGGTACGCGGTCGTGGACCAGGCGACGTCGTCGAGGATGACGACGAAGTTCGCCATCGACCGGATCATGCCGGCCTGCAGCTTGTTCGCGCCGCCGGCGCCGGTGGTGTTCTGGTTCGCCGCCGAGGTGATGGTCTGCGAGACCGTGCCGTTCGCGGCGTACTTCTTCGCCTCGATCTGGCCCACCGTGGTGGAGAAGACCAGGATGGCCAGGCCCACGTCCCACCAGGTGCCAGCCACGTACGTGTCGGTGAACGTCGCCAGCGCGGTGCCACCGGACCCGCGGATCGACACCGCCCCGGCGTTCGTGACGCGCAGCTCGGCGCGGAACGAGCCGGTCGAGTCGCAGATGATCGCCACGCGGACGCCGGTGGCGTCCGGGGGCAGCGCGGGCAGCTGGAACCGCATCCGCCCGTACACCTGGCCGGTCGATGCGGCGCCGACCGCGGTGGTGTACTCGCAGTAGGTGATGCCCGCGGTCGCGGCCGACGCGAACCGGCCGGCCAGCGTCCCTCGGTACGCGGTGGTGGTGTAAGTGGCCGAGCCGCCCGTGACGATCGCGACGTGGCCGAACGCGTTGCCCGACCCGCCACCGGAGTTGCCGGTGGTGATCGTCGTAGCGTTGGTGCCGCCCTCGAATGAGTTGGAGACGTCGGCCACGAACAGCTCCTTCCGGGGCGTGCCGAGCCGTCACGGCAGCCCCTGGCGGAGGGCTGCCGCGACGGAGATCAGCTCTTGGTGATCGTCTCGGTGACGGTGACGGCGTCCCCGACGGCGGACAGCGTCGCGGTCGGCGTCAGCACCGCCGAGAACGGCATGGCGCCGCCCGCCGCGGCGTTGAAGATGCCGACCTTGCCGACGGTCACGGGCAGCGCGTCGTTGCCGTTCGCCGTGAACGTGGCGGTCAGCGTGCTCGTCGCCGCGCCCGGGGTGTGCGCGTAGGTTGCCTGCTTACGGATCAGCCCGCCGCCGGCGGTGGCGATCTCGCCGGCCAGGGTGGTGTCTCCGGCGGCCGGGGCGGTCGTGTTGCCCGCGACGGCCATGTAGTCGGCCGGGGCCGCCCGGGCGCCGGTCCGGTCGAACAGTGCGCTGGCGGCCCAGTCACGGCCTGCGTTGTGGAGCATGGGTCAGCTCTCCGATCCGGTGTTGAGCTCGACCTCGCGGACCTCGATGCCCCAGTGAGCGCCGAGCAGCTGGGCCAGGGCGTCACCGAGCGGGCCGGACGCGGCCACCCACGCGGGCTTGTCCGCGTCGGAGTGGTGCCGCCAGACGCCATTGACCGGCTCGGTGATCGACTGCGCGGCCTCCAGGAGGGTGACCTCCTTGCCGAGCGTGATCTGGGTGTAGTTCTTCTTCGGGCCGTCGATCTTCGACCGGATCGTGGCGCCGATCTTCTTGGGGTCCGGTAGGACCTCGATCGCGTCGCGGTTGCCGAGGTACACGACCGTCCGGGCGGCCTCGACCCTTTCCTTCGTCATGCAGTGCCTCCGAGGGCGGTCGTGCGCGGGCATGCACGAGCAGGGCCGCGGCCAGGCAGCCGCGGCCCTGCATCAGTGCGTGGTGGGTTACTTCGGGGAGCTGGTGGAGCTGGTGCTGGTGCGCGAGCCGCCGCGGGTGGCCTTGGCCGGCTTCGGCGCGGAGGTGGTCTCCTCGGCCGGGGCACCGTCGGCCTCGGACCGGTTCTCGTCGACCGGCTCGTTCTCGGCCTCGGCCGGCTCCGGCGCGGGGGCCTGGCCGAAGCCGCCGTCGGTGGGCTTGCCCTCGGGCAGCGCCTCGAAGTCGGCGTCGGGGTTGTCACCGGCGGGCAGCGCGGCGTCGCCGCCGAGCAGACCGGCCGGGGTGCTGCGCTCGGTGTTCGAGACCGGCTTGGCCGTCTCGTCGCTGTCGCTGGCACCGTCGAAGTCGGGCACCTTCTCGTCGGGCCAGGCACCGCCGTTGGTGATCTTCTTGGCGACTTCGAGCGGGGGGACCGTACCGGCGAGGTAGGTCTTGCCGCCGATGGTCACCGAGTTCGCGAGCGCGGGGATCTTGCTCATCTACCGCTTCTCCTTACGCGGTGGTGGGCCGTGGCGGCCTCACGGTCGCCACGGCCCGGGATGGTCGTGCTTACGGGGTGTAGACCGTGGCGACCATCAGCCGCCGCGCGTCGGTGATCATCGGCATGCCGACCGCGGAGACCTTGCTCCACCGGCGGGGCGGGTCGCCCTCGAGCATGACCACGCCGGCGAGGCCGGGGGTCTGCTCGAACTCCAGCGACGGGTTCTGGCCGCGGGTGAGCATCAGCGCCTCGGCGGTGATGCCCCACGCGGTGAAGCCCAGCGAGGAGGGGTCGGCCGGCAGGAAGACGACCTTGTTCTCCGCGATCGCCCGGGTGGTGACGTCGTCGACGTCGATCAGGCAGTCGTAGGGAACGATCTGCGGGTAGCGGTGCACCCGCATGAGCTGCGCCAGCGCCTCGTCGGTAACGAACGGCTGGACGGAGCCCGCGCCGGCCGCGGCCTGGCGGACCTCCAGGGACATCTGCATCTGGCCGATGACCGTCTCGGAGGCGACCATGTAGCCGGGCCGCTCGCCGGTGTCGAGCACGTACCGCTGGATCCACGGCCGCAGGTCCGACAGGGGCTTGGACGTCTCCGGATCGTCCCACTCGATCGCGGGGGCGACCAGGTGGTTGCCGGCCAGACCGAAGTCGGCCTCCAGCACCAGGCCGTTCTCACGGAGGGTGAACTTGCCGTCGGAGAGCACGTCGCCGCGCGCCAGCTCCATGCGGTTGTAGATGCTCCGCACGTTGTTGTCGGCGTCGTCGTAGATGGCCTCGACCAGCGCCGAGCGGTTGTCGCCGCCGGTGCGGGCCATCTCCAGTTCGAGCTCTTCCTGCTCGCCAACCGGGAGTTTCTGCCCCAATGGGGGGAAACGGACTTCTCGGCTGGAGAAGGTATCCCGCTTACCGATCGGGGTTTCCGTGTCCCAGCTGCGGAACTTCGCCGCACGGTTGGTCCGCTGGACCTCCGTGATCGCGGCCTTGATGTTGCGGATCTGCCGGTTCGGCAGGAACCGCTCGAGCAGGAGGTTGGCCGGAGCCGGGACCTCTCGCACGTAGCCCGTCAGTTCGGCGGGCGTGACGATGTCGTCGATGATCAACGAATGTCTCCCTTACTCCCGGTCAGGGCACCCCTGATCCGGCATCGGATCGGGGTGCTTAGTCCCGGAAGATGAAGCGACCGGCGAGCGCGGTACGAGCGCCCGCGTCCAGACCGTTGTTGGCCGGCAGCTTCGCCGGGATGACGACGCCGCGCTCCTGGAGCGGGACGGCCGTGTTGGCGCCGCCCTCGGCCATCGGCGTGGTGTTGTAGAGGACGCCCGCGACGGTCTGGAGACCGTTCGACGCGCCCGGGGTGTACGGCCCATACAGGCCCTGGGTCGCACCGACCGCGGTGACCTTCGCCAGCCAGGTGCCGGACTTGACGACACCGTTCGGGAAGTGCGTCGCCTTGGTGAACAGCGACGGCGCGAGCGTGGCGGGCTTGCAGACCCCGGTACCGTCGGCGCTACCCAGCCACGAGCGGTCCTCGACCTGCAGCGAACCCTTCTGGACGACGGAAATGTCCATGGGTGACTAACTCCTTACTGATTTGTGCGAGTGGTGGTTGAGCGCGCCGATGGCGTCGTCTACCGGGCGGTCAGTGGTTCTGACCGCCACCGGTCTGGGCAGACCGGGTCTTTCCGTGGCGTGCTGCCGCACGAGCCGCACCGGCCGACAGGCCGTTCGTCGGCTGTCCCTGACCCGGGCCCTGCCCGTAGTCCGGGACCTGCCGCGCCGCCTGGGCCTGCTGCTGCTGGACGTACGGGTCCTGCAACGGCATCTGCCGCTGCGTGGTGCCGTACGGGTCCGGCCACATCTGGCCGCCCTGGCCGTAGCCGAACGACGGCGGCTGACCGGGCTGGCCCGGCTGCACCGGCGGCTGCCCGGCGAACTGCGGGGCGTAGCCCGGCGCGGGCTGCCCGTACTGCGGCGGCACCGGCGGCTGGGCGTAGCCCTGCTGGGCCGGCGGCTGCCCGTACTGCGGCTGCGCGTACTGCGGCGGGACGGGCTGGCCGGCCGGCGCCGCGTACTGCGGCTGGACCGGCGGCTGGCCGGGCTGCTGCAGGTACGGGCCCACCGGCGGCGCCGGCGGCTGCCCGTACTGCGGCATGCCATAGCCGACGGTCAGGTTGACGTGGTCGTAGACCTTCTGCCGGTCCACCGCGCCGTTCGTCATGAAGTAGGCGATGTTCAGGCCCGCGACCGCCTCAGCGATCTGCTGCTCGGTCAGCCCGCGCCCCGCCGCCGCGGCGGTGAAGTACGCCTCCACCACCTGCTTGCCCGTCTCCTGACGGCCCGTCTGGATGCCCTCCTGCTTCGCCTGCTCGGCGAGCCGCTGGGCCTCCGTCTGCGTGGCCTGCCGCAGCTGGTCCCGCTCGGCCACGACCTGCTCGTAGTCGGCGTACTGCCGGAGCTGGTCCTGGTTACGGCGGGCGTGGTGCCGCCAGAAGTTCGCCTGCTGCTGCGGCGTCATCTGCTCGACCGGCGTGTGCGGCGGGTACCCGTTGTCTCCGCCCGGCGGCGGCCCGGGAACCGGCTGCTGCGCCGGGGGCTGCTGCTGGGGCGGCGGGGTCTGCTGCGGCTGGGCGGGCGGCTGCTGCTGCGGCTGGGCAGGCGGCTGCGGCGGGGTCTGCTGCGGCTGGGCCGGGGGCGTGCCGAGCACCGGGATCGGCGCCGGCTCGCCCTGCGGCTGCGACCCGCCCATGGCGGGCCAGATCAGTCGACCGTCGAGCCGGCGGCCGATTGCCGTGACCGGCAGCCCCGTCAGCGGGTGGGTGAGGTTCGGGTGCGCGGGCAGGGCCTGAACGTCGGCCAGGTGCGGCTTCATGCTGGTCAATCCCCATTTCGGGTAGTGGACGGGTTCTTGGTGTCCGGCCCTTTGCGGGCATGGCGAAGGCCCCCGCCGGGACGGCGAGGGCCTGTGAGGTGCGCCGCGGGGCGGCCGGAAGACAACCGGCGGCAGGTGCGGCGCGAACCCCTGAGGTCAGGGGTGGTCTATGTCGACGGCCGGGCGTAGGCCCTGGCCGTTCCAGTAGATGGCGAGCTTCTCGGCGACGAGCAGGTCCGACAGGTTCGTGCCGTCAGGCAGCACGAGCTCGGCCATCCACTCGCCGGTCCGGGTCTTCGGCCCGCCGTACTTGTAAGGGCCCACCGTGACCGCGTGGACCGGCGCCGGCAGGAGCAGCCTCTCGACCAGCTCCTTGGCGGCCTTACCGCGCTTGGTGGTGTCCTTGTAGCAGTCGATGCGGTGCAGCCGGAGCCGCACCGGGAACGTCGCCTGGCCGTTGAACCCCAGGTCTCGGGTGACCTGCGCGTCGCAGGTGTCCCCGTCGATAACCCGGGTTACCACGGTGTTCGGCCATGCCCAGTCGCTCACCGCGCGGCGACCCTCAGGGCCGCCTGGCCGCGCACCCATTCGCCGATCCGGTCGACGTCGATCCGGGACGGCGGCACGAACGTCAGCGACGGCACCGAGCCGGCCGCGCGGCGCGTCGGCATCCACGGCGCGTTCTTGCTGATGAACGCCCCGGGCACGTCCGGGACCGGGCTGGCCAGCAGCACCGTCACCGGTTCCTGCTTGACGCAGGCCGGGCACGTCTCGCACGGCACGGTGATGCCGTCGTCGAGCACCGCGCGCCAGGTGTGCACCGTGAGCACCCCGTCGCAGCGGACCCGCACGGTGATCGAGGAACCCTCGACGAACCGGGTCGCCGGAGCCACGCCGTGCTCCTCGAGGAAGTCACCGATCAGGGACCGCTCGGCGTCGTTGAGCCGGTGGTACGAGCTGCCGAACCGCGGCCCGTTCCGGTCCATGTGGAAGTCCCACTGGTACGGCATCGACTCCGCGATGACCTCCGTACCGTCGGCCCGTTCCAGCTTCGCCGTGCACGCCTCCGGGTGGCTGCGGCCGTGGCAGCCGACAACCCGCAGGCTGCCGTCGATCGAGTACGTCATGAGTGCCCCTTCCGGGCATCGGATGGTGGGGCCGGGGCGGTCGGTTGGCTTCCCTCCACCGACCACCCCGGAGCCTTGCTGAGCTGCGCATACATCTTGTCCGGAACGCGCGCTCGTTGCTGTGTAAGGGATTCAGCGCCGGGTCTGTCCACACGCGACACGGCGGCACTCTGACCAGGTGAAACGGCTACCTAAGAGCACGTTGCAGCTCGGCGATGCGCTCTGCCTGCCACCGCAGCGACTTGGTCAGCTGCTCGCCCTGCTCGGCGCGGTAGCGGGTGATGTCGTTGATCTCCAGCAGCGATTCCAGCTGCTGCTGGTCGCGGACCCGCTTGTCCAGCGACCGGGACCGGGCCACCGCGATCGGGTCGCGGTAGTGCTGGTCGCCGTTGATGAGGATCGGGCCCAGCTCTCCGTGCTCGGCGAGCACGACGCGGACCTTCCGCAGGACCTCGCGCCGGTTGCCGCCGGCGGCCGCGTACAGGGTCCGCAGGTCGTCGGCGTTCAGCGACAGGCCCGGGTCGAGGTCGCCGTAGATCGGCAGGACCTCGCACACGCAACGCGCATGTAGTGGCAGCAGGTCACCGGTCTTGTAGACGCGGTCCGCGGCGACGACACACAGCCCGCACGGGCCGGTCTCGGACAGCTCCGGGTGCAGGATCCGCCGGTAGCCGTCCGCCTGCATCTGGCCCAGCGACTGCCTGTACTGCTCCCGCACCGCCAGGGTCACGTCGGTCTCAGCGACCGCGGCGAGCCGGGCCAGGGCCTTCGCGCGGGCCTTCTCCTCGCTGTCTCCCCGGACGGTGATGCCGTACCGGAAGCCGTCCGCGACCCGGCCGTAAGCGACCGACGGGGCCAGGTACTCCTTGTCCTCCTCCGGGATGGCCAGCTCGGCGTCGTCGTCGATCGTGTCGGCCGGCCCGCCCCACGTGTCGCCGAGCTCCACCCACAGCGGGGTCCGCTCCTCAGCGACGAGCTCCTCGACCAGGTCCTGCGGGATGTCCCGCCGGATCCGGGTGACCTCGATCGACCCGGCGCCGCGCACGGTCCGGCCGGTCAGGATCGTCGCCGTCCGCGCCAGGTACGCGTCGGCCAGCTGGACCGCGTTCCGCTGCGCAGGCTGGATGATCATCAGCGCTTGCCGGATGGCGTTGCTGACCTTCCCCGAGTCCCACCAGTCCGACGGCGACAGCGCTTTGAACGGCAGCAGCACCGCGGCCACCGCCGTCTGGGTGAGCCGCTGCCGGATCTGCGCCTGCGCCTGTACCAGCGCGAGCAGCGCGGCCAGCTGCGCCGGCGTAAGCCTGGTCGGCGGCGCGGCGGGCTGCGCGAGGACGGGCTGCGTCACGGGCCCTCCTCACTCGCCGCGGGGAAGCCTGGGCAGCCGCTCGGTGGGTCGCGGCTGGTCAGGCTCGACGACCTTCACGGTCGCCGTGGTGCCGCACGCCTGGCAGCCGTAGATGACCTCGACGGTCTGCGTCCCGCTGGGCCAGCTGCCCTGCCACGTCGACCGGCTGCCGCCGCAGTCCATCGACTGGCCGCAGTGCACGAGGACGAACTCGCAGCCCTCGGGCAGGAACGCCGCGTTCGGGTGGGCTGGCTCGGGCACTTCTCTCCTTAGGATCGGGCGCCCCAGATCGCCACGGCGACGCAGAAGCCGAAGAACGCGAATGCCAGCGCGATCGCGATGATCGAGCCGCGCGGCAGCTTTGGTGCCCGGCCGCCGGGCATCAGGCGACGGTCTCCCACAGCCGCCTCTGGCAGAAGTGCGTCCAGTCGGCCGGCCGGGTGAAGCGGGTGCCGCGGGTGCCGCCCGGCGACACCAGCCCGGCCTTCTCGTAGGCCAGGTCGGCGAGGCTGGAGCAGATGACGTGCACGGGGATCTCGTCGTCGTCCCAGTCGCCCCAGTGCCGGGCGAACAGCCGGTCCCACAGTTGGTTCACCCGGGCCGCCCGGGCGCCGAGCGTGATGATCGCGGACCAGTCGTACGGCGCGCCGAGCATCTCCTTGGCGACCTGCACGATCAGCGCCCGCTGCTCGTCGGTCTTGGGCTGGTCGACGTTGGTCACCAGCGACGGGTGCTCGAGATACTTCTTCGCCAGGACGTAGCCGACCGAGGACGGCTTGCCCTCGATGCACCACCAGTTGCCGGAGGCGTCCTGGTGGCTCAGGATCGCGACGTGGTCCTGCGGCGCGGTCCGGCCGGTGAGCTTCGACTGCAGCTCGATGAACCAGCGGGTGGCGTTCTTCTTCCAGTCGCCGGTGACGGCCATGACCAGCACATCACCAGGCGCGTAAGCGATCTGCGTCACAAATCGTCCTCAGAGTGGCGGGTAAACGACCGTGGCGCACTTACGCCATGGTCGCGTGACTACAACGTCAGGAGCCGAACTCCCGCTGATCCCGGCGCGACTGCGCCGGGTACTCCACGTCGACGATCACGTGGTCCCGCTCGATGCGGTCGCCGAGCAGCCGCTCGATCAGCTGATCCTCGGTCTCCGCGTTCTTGCCGGCGTGCCGCTCGACGTCCGGAACCCATGGGTCGGTCATCAGCTGCTCCCTCCGGTCGGGCCGATGAACTGCGGCTCCGACTCCGCCCAGGCGATCGAGTCCTGCCGGTACTTGCGGGCCAGCTGGCCGAGCCGGGCCCGCAGGATCTCGACGTGCGCATCCGCGGCCGGCAGTTGCAGGCACCAGCACGCGTTCTGCCAGGGCCGGTCAGCCGAGGACAGCCACGCGCCGTGGATGCCGCCGCCGGGCATCCGAGCCACCCTGGCGACGGCGACACCGACCGCGGCGACGAAGTCCGACCACTCCTGCTGGGTCAGCTTGTCGTCGGAGTTGCCGATCGTGATGTAGGCGACCGTCATGCGGCCGCCCCGGCCGGCGGGGCCAGCGGGTCCGGAACCGGCGGGCCTACCGCCCCCGCCGCGCCCACTGCCGGGACGGGCGGAACAGCTGCCACCGGCGCCGCGCCGGTGGCTTGGGCGGCAGCTGCCGTGGCGAACGCGACCTGCTGGGCCAGAAGAAGTTCATCAGCACGCTCCGCCATCATCTGGTCGACAACGTCAGGCTCAAACTGCCACAGGTGCCGCAGCCGCGACCGGACCGGAATGTCGGCCTGCGCCTTGCTCGCCGCGTCGGCGCGCTCGGCCAGGGACAGCAGCTCCGGCGACGCCCAGATGGTTTCCATCCGGGCCAGGGCTCGCAGGTCGGTCGCGCCGGCCTGCATCAGCATCAGCCCGACGACCTGCGTCCACGACGGGGAGAACCGGTCGATGCGGTCCTTGGCCTTGAACGTCAGGCCCTCCCGCTGGAGGTTGGCGCCCTCGGCGGACTGGTTGTCGCCGGCCGGCATCATCAGGTGCAGCGGGGTGCGGGTCACCGACGCGAGGTGCTGCACGTCGGCGGAGACCGCCTCGACCAGGGGCCGCAGGTCGACGGCGCCGGACTCCCACATCTCAGCGGTGTCGGGCAGCTGCCAGATCGCGGCCGGGTCCGACTGGAACACGCCCGCGTAGTTGATGAGCTGCCCGGCCAGCTTCGGGTCCGGGTAGTCAGATGGGTAGAACTGGGGCAGGCCCTTCACCGCGCGCTGCTTAAATGCTTGCATGACGGCAACGGTCATGCGCTGCAGCAGCTGGTGATTGATCCGGTCGATCAGGTCCAGGTGCGGCTCGTACTCGCCGAGCTCGTCCTTGTTCACGAACCGCACCACCGGGATACGGTCGTGCAGCAGCACCCCGGAACGCTTCTCGTCCCACGACCAGGCCTTCGCGTCGAACCCGAGCACCGGGCCCATCTGCCCGCGGGCCTTACGCCACGCCACCAGCACCTGCGCCCGCTCGCCCGGCCCGAACACGCTGCCGTCGAGGTACAGGTGGATCCGGTCGACGTCCTCGGCCGCGTCGTGCTTGACCTTCAACGCGGCCTTGAGCCGGCGAGGCCGCAGCGGATCCGGGATGCCGATCATCAGCTTCGGGTCCTCGTTGGTGACGACCGACGCCTCAATCTCCGGGTCGACCTCACCGACGATGACGTACGACTCCGACAGCGCCAGCGCCGCGCCGTGCACGTCGCCGGAGATGACCGACAGGCCGGCCCGCTTCCACAGCGACGCGATCTCCGGGTCGCCCGTGACGTCGCTGTCCTGCGCCGTCCGGAACCCGACCGGCCGCATCCGCTCCGCCAGCGCGCTGATGATCAGCTCGGCGAAATTGCTCCTCGCCATCCGCATGAACGCCTCGAACGCCTCCCGGGCGTTCTCCGCGCCGCGCGGCAGCGGCGCCTTGCCGCGCCGGTGGTCGTCGAGCAGCTGGAGCCGGTTCTTGCGGTCCTTGTCGCCGAGCATGTTGAACAGCAGCTTGAGGTACCAGCCGGGGGAGTAGGCGACGTCGGTAATGATCACGGGGCGACCCCCTTTCCGGTGGATACGCTGCGAGGATGCAGATCTGTTTGGACCGTGGCCGCATCGCTGAGGAGTTCGTGCGTCTCGCCGGCCAGGTGCCGCGCGGGCCATGGCCGGTGCCGGAGTTCCGGTCCTCGCACTGGAGTGCCGACGGGCTCGTCCTTACGGAGGAGCACGTCTGGAGCCACCAGGGCTGGGACCGGGTGGTGGAGAACTGCGCCCGTAAGGCCGGCAAGACCACCCGGCTCAAGAGCGAGATGCAGGCGTGGATCGATAGGTACATGCAGGCGACCGGCCGGCAGCCGGACGTCGTGTCCGCGTCGGCGGCCGGGGGGAACAGCACCTCGTGGGACCCGATGGCCGACCTCGAGACGTGGCTGGACCTGACCCGTGATGCGCTCTTCCTCGGCCTGACCGACGGCCAGGAGGTCGACCACAAGCGCTACTGGCTGAACTCATGGGTGATGGGACGCACCGCCCAGCAGGCCACACTGCCTGAGCCGAAGATCTGGATGGCCAACACCGACTAGCGCGGTTCCTCGTTCAGCAGGCCCGCCTCGCGGAGCATGACGACCTGGTGCCCCGGGTGCGACCTACCCAGCTCGGACCACCCGCACAGGCAGCTCCGGGAGTCGCGGCGCTGGTGCGCTATGAGGATCGCCTCGGCGGCTTCTCCGGCGGGTACGTCCAGGTTCGCCACAGCAAATCGCCTCCATTCTGTAGCATCAGCGCGCGGAGACACCCATCTCCGTCACCCAGCCACCCCTAGCTCCTCGGCTCCGGGGTGGTGTCCCGCACAGGGCCCGCTCGCGCGGGCCCTGTGTCGCGTCAGGGTCAGCGGATGCGCCGGGCCACGTAGAGCTGCTTCGGCGGTTCGGGCTTCACGCCGGCGGCGATCGCCGCCGTACGCGCAGTCCATGCCAGAACGGTGCTCATGGCCCCGTCGATCTTTTTGTCGGAACCCTTATGTTCCTTCCCGATTTGCAACCCCGCCCGGGACGGCCGTTCGCGGGTATTACCGATATGCCGCTTTAGGGTGGTGGCCAGTTCGGCCGCCCGGCCGGTCCGGTCCTCGGCCGGGGTGAAGCTGAGCCGCTTCTCCCAGACCGCCTCGCGGAACGTGGCCAGGGCCTCGACCATCTGGGTCGGCCTGTTCGTCCACCAGTGCAATGGGTACTTTGCACTAGCTTTGACCTTCATGTTCTCCCCGTACTGGTTTGTCCATTCCGCGAGGTAGTCAGTCCAATGGGGCGGATCGGCAAAGAAGCCGCACACATCGAACCGGCGCATCGCCTCGGCGACGCACGCGTCGACTTCCTCCCGCGGGACCATCCAGTCCTCGCCAGCCAGCCCCGGCGGCCGCTCCCAGCAGCCGAGCAGCTCGACGTGGCCATCCGACACCCGGCACGCCGAGATGCAGGTGGCGTCGTCGGTGACCGATCCGTCCAGTCCAAGCGTGACCAGGTCACCGTCCTTGAGCGCCCGGTCCGGCCGCTTACAGTCGTCCCATTCCTCGATCTTGATCCAGCTGTCGGAGCTCGACGTCTGGGCGTTGAGGAAGAACCGACGGAACCGAGCCGGCTTGGTCCGGGTGTCGTAGGCCTTGTTCACCAGGCCTTCGAGGCTGATCCACTCCAGCGCGTCGCCGTACGCCTCGATGATGGCCTGCCGCAGGACCGCCTCGTCCTTGAGGTCGAGCACGTGGCCGTACCGGTGGTCGTAGTACAGCCGGCTGCCGCCGCGGGCCTTGCGGCCCTCCAGGATGGCCTCGGCCTCCTTGAAGGTCTCCTCGGCGGACGACTCGTCGCCGGGGGCGAACATGGTGGTCGTCTCCAGCAGGAGGGTGCCGGCGCCCTTCTTCCTCTTCTCGAGGTTCTGGGCCACCGTCTCCTTCATGTCCCGCAGTTCGGGCGTGTCGTACAGGTGGGTCTCATCTGCCACGCAGAAGGTCTCCAGGCCGCCGTCCTTGGACGCCGCGGACGCCGTGCTCGTCCGGATCTCCCCGCCGCCGTTGAGCTTGAGGAAGACCTTCTCCTTGCTCGCGTCGTGGCCCGGCCAGTAGTAGAGCGGGCAATCGTCGTTCTGCAAGTTGTAGAGAACTGTCCGGAAAGTGTTGCCAGTCTGGTTTTCCTCAGTTGCGAGGATTCGGATGAATGGCGACTGGACCGGGCGGCCCATCGGCTCGCCCGGCTGGTACTCGTACGAGAAGCCGAATCCGTACGGGTCCGTGTAGATTTCTCCACCCTCGGCCCAGCCGGCGAACCGCGCTGGTCCGAACGCCTCGAACAGGCATAGCCTGCCCGCGATGCCGGATTTGTCGCAACCCTTCGGCCGGCTGAGGAACGCCGTGTCGTGGATGAAGTGGTTGTTCATCTCGGCCTCGTCGCCCACGGCGTACAGCCCGACGATGAACTCTGTGTACTCCTGGCCGTGATGTACCGGCTTGCCCGCTACGTCACCCGGACCATGCCGGACAAAGTGCTCAATCCAGGATGTTGCCAACCACCCTAAGCTGCGGTTCGGGTCATAGTCGGGCGACAGGATTCGCTGATGCGGCATCCCGGCCCCCGGGCCTTACGCGGACTTGCTCGCGTTGGCCCGACGGTCGGCCAGGCTCGTCACCTTCGCGCCGCCGGCGGCAGCAGCAGCGGCCGCAGCCGCCGCGCGAGCCGCGGCCTGCTGGTCCTCGGCCACCGGCTTCACGTACTTGATGCGCAGCTTCTGCCGGGCCTGCAACCCGATCCCGAGCCCATCCGACTTACGACGGATCTCCGTCGACTGCGAGGTGGTGCGCTTGTCGCCGCACTTCCAGTAGAAGTCCTTGTCGTACGCGAGTTCCAGCAGGTCTTGCCAGTCCTCGTCACGCCACAGCGTGCAGTGCGGCATCGCCGTGACGATGGCCCACCACTTCACGACCAACGGGTGCCACTTCTTGTTCCGCCCCAACGGGGGCAGGTCCGGTCCTCCGGTGAACGGAACGTCCGGGACTTCGGTCCAAGAGAGCGCGTTGGGCGTGTGGCCGTGCTTCACATCCTTCGGGGCAGGTCCGGGCATCTTGGTTACTCCCATTCCGGGAATCGCGGATAAAGAACAGCCGCGCCCCATTCCGGGATCGCGCGGCCAGTGCGCGCCCATCCCGGCGCGCTGGGAAACCTCTTACGCTGGCCTCATGGACCAGCAGGACAAGCCGCCCCCGGGCGTACTCACCGAGGAGCAGTGGGCTCAGATCGCCGCGATCGCCAGCCGGCTGCCCACGACGAGCGCCGGGGAGCCGCGGGACTACACCATCAACCGCGCCGCCGACCGGTGGCTGCGGGACAGGCGGGCGCCGAGCCTCGCGGACATCTTCCAGCGGGCCCGGCAGGCGATGCTTCCCGCGCTACGCGAGGAAGCCCAACGGCTGGGCCTGCACGGCCACTACGACGACCAGGGCCGGTGGTGGTGGATCCACTGGGCTTTCCCGGAGAAAGTGCAGCTCCCTGCCAGCCTCACCGGGCGGGGATCGACTCCACCCGGATCGGACCGTCCGACCACCGGCACCGACTGATCGCGATCTGGCACGCCCGCGCCACCGCGACCGGCGGCTCCGACCCGCACAGCAGCATCGCGTCCAGGGCGCCCATCGCCGGGCCCTCACCCGAGCCGACCGCGCCGCGGCCGTCCGGGAGCCGGATCGCCATGTGATGGCCGATCGTCCACAGCGTCGGCGTCATCCCGTCCGCCCAGCCCGGGACGCCGAGCAGGAAGTTACCGTCCAGCTGGCCCTCTTCGCCGACCATCCCGGCCTCGACCATCGGCCCGGTCAGCATGGTCGCGATCGCGTCGCACCACTCCTGCAGGTCGTCGACGTCGTCCGGCGACTTCTCCACGGACCACATCCGGCGCGCCAGGCCGGGCATGCCGGCGTTACCGGCGAAGCCGAGCAGCACCTCCCGGTCGTCGCCCGCGGGCAGGCGCAGGATCTTCACCGCGCCGGCCACCGGCCGGTCGTACACGTTCGTCATGGTGTCGGCGGCCATCCACACGCCGTCCGGGGCGGACAGCCCCACCACGGTGGTCACTTCTCCGGCCCGCCGTCCGCGACCGGCTCGACCTGGTCGGCGGTCGCGATCTCGGCTGCGGCCTCGGCATACCCGTCGAGCACGCCTTGCTTCGTCGCCGCTTTCACCTGGTCGTACAGGACCTGAATGCGCTTCGGGTCGACGGCGACCTCCACGAGCAGCGTCCCGCCGAGGACCTCGAAACCGCCCTCGTCGTCCTTCTTCTTCTTCGATGCGTCACCGAACGAGCCGGCCATGGTTCTCCTCTTGGTGGGAAGCCAAGAAGACGCGCGGCCGGGCTGGGGCCCCGGCCACGCGCCCTCGGTCATTGCTGGTCGATCAGAGGCGGCTGGTGCCGCTGTCCTCGACGACCTCGCCGCCGGTGCCCGGCTCCTCGGTGCCCGGGTCCTCGCCGCCGGGCTCCTCGCCGCCGCCGGTCGGCACGTCGGAGCCGTCCGCGTCGCCGACCTGGACGTCCAGGTCCGTCAGGCGGGTCCGGACGTTCGCCAGCGACTCGTTCGCGGCGTCGAGCGCGGCCTGGCCGGCCTCGGTCAGGTTCTCCCGCTCCGCGGTGACCGCGGCGATCAGGGCCGTGAAGTCCGCCGAGATGTCGCCGACGACGGCGCCCAGGCCGTCGACCTTCGTGGTGAGCTCGTTGATCTGCTGCGCTGCTGTGGCCATCATGGTCTCCATTCGTTGCTGCGACGCCTCGATCCGCTCGAGCGCGCAGGGGACGCAGTGGCGGCAACCGTCCATGTAGGTCCCGACCACCCTTCTTCTCGACTCCC